GTCTACCCAGGATACCGTTAGGTACCCTTCCCACTCTACAACGCTATGAGGTTAAACTCATCGCTAAGTTATAGAGGTCATTCCATGAACTGGAACTATATAAGGCGTAATCAAGGCAAGTAGTTGGATGTGAACCAGATTGGTTCCCAGACAGCTCTGCTATGATCTCGTTCTTATAACGCGAATCGGCCCGGTTTGGATAATATCCAGGCACGATCCGAATTCGATCCATCCATAGAAGTACCTCACATAACCGAAGTAGAGGGCTCCCAACGTACGCCACCTTTGGCGTACCGGTGGCCTCTAAGCTCGGATACAATCCTAGGATTCCTAGGGTCGTAAGCCATCGTTGAGAAATCAACGAGTCTAGAGGCTCCGTCTCTTCGTCCTCTCTGTGGAGTTGCTGAATATGCAAATACACAGACTTCGGTGCGTTGGAGATCAGAATTCCATCTTCTACGAAGATGTGATTCATCACTCCCACATACCGAGAAGAGTCCGAAGATCCCGGAGTCACCAGGTCCAACAATCCGAAGCCTACGCAATGCGTAATTCGGAATTTTGGATTGGAGCGATAACGATGCATGCCAGTATCCTTTCTTAAAAAGGTTATTTGCTTCATCGATTAGCGCAACGATGTCTCCGGGTCCGTCAGGATCGAAGACCTTCGGCCTAATCGGGGTTACATCGTAACCACGAAAACCGTCGGTACCACACGACTCGCGAAAGTGTCCAGTGGCAAATGACTTTCGGTCATTTACCTTTAGGCCTAAGCGCGTCATGAGGAACTTCAGATCCTCATACCCACCTACGGGGATAATTATATCATCTCCGTAGACTCGGACGGTCTTTCTGAGCTTCCAAAAGTTTTTCCAGTTAACGTCACCACGGATAGATACCGTGATAGCGAGAATCAGGAAGACTAAGGATTGCACAGGAAAGGTGGTAGCAGTTCCCTGCGACGCAAACTTCTTATACTTTAAGAAGTCTGTTTTGCCTGCATGATCTATGCGGACAAATCGCGTCCTTGCTGCATGGAGGGCCGTAAGTAAAGGAGGATTCCTCCTAAACATACGTTCAACCACATAGCATGACAGACGGTCACTTGCATCAGACAAATCAACTGTTGCAAGATCACCATCTCGGGAAGCTCGAAGTACCATCCTCCCAGACTTCTCCTGGCTTCGAAGGTCAATGAAATTTCCACGGAATAACCGTTGAAATTCATGTTCCATGAAGTTCAGGATGGATTGTTGACACCATTGGTGTTCAACTGGCTCAGCAGCAATGATCCTAGGACCCTTTAGGGTCTTTGGCACCATGTGAAGCTGACTAGGATATTCTCTTTCGACAATATCCGCCGCATCCATTGGCATACAGCCAAAGTCTCGGTAAGGAAAGTGCATTCCGAGCTTTCGTGGCCAACTGCGGAAAGCTGACTTATCGTCACCTCGCCGTAGATTGGACACTGCTCCCCGTCCGTGTCTGAAACTTGATACTCCTCTCTCCAGATAAGATTGAGCGACCCATGAATAGGGTTCGTACCATCCAAATCTAGAGAGTAGAAGATCAGCGACTTGCTGAGCTCTTGACAGGAGTACATTTGCACGCTTCCTTTCGTTGTCTATGACACCGAAAAGAGGGAGGTCTACTTCCGTAATTTCAACAAGGTTGCGATTACGGCTTTGACCACCGGATTCGAGACGATCGCCTTCCCAATTTTGAGTAGGCGCCCGAAGACTCGATTCGACATCGTAGTATCCTTTGATTGCAACAGAGTTGCGTTCATGGGAACACTGTGCGGTTACCTTCTTAGCTATACAAGATAGCTGACGAAGGAACATAACAGCATTGATGTCTGCATCAGGTTTCAGACTGGCACATTTATCAAACACACGGAGCCAGAGTCCCGAGAATAATCTCGGCACTCTGCACCTCTTCGATACCCAACCAAATGGTTGAGCATCTTGAGGAAGCCGCCCATCTCGAAGTCCTGCCAAAAGCAGGTCGTCAAGAACTGGGAGATCGAGGCTTACACAGCCAAGACCTCGTGTTTGACATAAATGGGAGAGTCGTGACAAGTCACGATCCAATCCATTTAATGCCGGGTATGCTACCTGGACATCTTTAAGAAGTCCAGATAAGACGTGGAGAATAGCATTCACTTGGCTTTTCATATCTGCTATCTTTCGATAGGAGATTAATCCAAGCCGCAGATGCTAATCAAGTCCTAAGTGGACCCTTGCGGGTCCTCAAGGACCCACTAGAGCGTTAGCTCTCGAATGCCACCAACTTGGTGAGATTCGCGTTGGATGAAGCAATGGCCCATCCAGCGAGTGCTGCCATCAGCTGAACTGGCCCAGTAAGCACATCACCTTGCTGCACCTCAAAGGTGAAGTAAGCTTTGCGCGTAGTGGACACAGTGGCTGGCGACACCGGATAGATGAGTTCCGACATCTCGACATTATGTCGATCAAACGTCATTCCTGACGCTTTGTCGAACCTCGTCGTATTCCTGATGACAAGCGAAACTCGCTTGAGATCAGTGATCAGGCGGTATTCAGAAGAATACTTATCCTGATTCACGCGGGTGAGGACAAAATCCTCAGTACCGTGGATATCCGTGAACGTGATTGTATCTGCGAACATGTTTATTCTCCATTGCTTCGATAAGATGGCAGTTACAAGGTTTACTTACCTCGTCACTGCCAACGAAGCAAGAGTAGCCATTTGCCTGTTCTCAAGGAAAGGCAGATGACCGGTGAAAGGACTGATGAACGAGAAGCGGCGACTCTTACTTTCCCGAGTCATACGAATCGGGGCGATGTGCATTCGCGCAGCGCCACCGGGATCATATGATTCTCCCGGATAAGAAGAGACCGTCTTGCAATGCCTCATAACGACCACCTCTTTGAGGATGGCCGGTACGATGTTTCGCGTAGCCTTGAGATAATCTCCAGTGCTAGCGAACCAATCCAGTAGCCAGGTCCAAGGAGTGAGTTGGTAAACTGTCGATAAATCGATAGTTTGCCCTCTTACAGCTTGAGTTGCCCAGCTACGAATTTGAGCATCTATGGCAGCAGGAGTAACCAGGCCATCTAAAGCGCCTGGATACAGTCCCCATCTTATATGGGCCCTGACTTCCTCTATGGTGGTGGTATCAAACCAACCACCAGCTGTCGAGTGAGCAGTATCAATATATCGATAATCTCTGCTCGAAGCGGAAGAGAAATCCATAGTCATCGTTCGTCGAATACCGTAGGCTGCTAGTCGCTTAATCTCATTGACCCGCTCTGATATAACTCTATGAGAGTTAATCAGGCGAGCAATAACTCCACCCACTGGCTGAATGCCAAAGGATGTAGTGAGATAAGCTGAGCCAGCTTGGCGAGCCAAGCCAGGACCAGCATTACGTAGTATGTGCGCTAGCTCAGGCAATTGCAAGAGCTCCGCTGCAAGATCTACGTAAGGCCGACTAGGGTTCGTTCGTGCGGCGATTTGTGTCGCGTAATATGAATCGAACGCTGCGGTACCCGTTGCCAGATGAGTAATATTGAAACCGGCCCTCAGTATCTCCGGAACCCAGTTGTTAAACCAGGAGCTGAAGTAACCTGAGTAAGCCTGATTCATAGTACCACCTGACAATTCCTGACGATCAAAGTCAAGAGGATAATCATCCTCAGGACCAACAGAGTCTCTAGCAAAATTGAGACCGCTGTTGACTTGAACGCCAGGACCATCTGCTGGCCACCATGTAAATCGACCACAAGTTCCACCATTTCTGGTAGAAATTGAAGTTCTTTCGCGTGGAATAGCCATCAGATCCAGTCCTTATGGTTTGGAGGAGGTTAAGAGATGCAGATTATTGTTTACTGCATCAACTAACTTAGAATACGTGACAACTTGACACGCACTCTGGAGAGGAAGAAATTCC